ATTCATCATCAATTTCGTCTGACTCTGGCGCCGAGATATTTCCGGCACACATTTTGTCAAATTCAATGTCTGCCTGAGCAAGCATTGAATATATACCGCCAATCGTTACTCCGTCGCCTATTTCCGCAGCCGGGTCAAGCAGCGAGCCTGTACCGACAAACGGCTTATAGTCGATATCCTTCACAGATGCGAGAATACTATTTGCCATGCGTTGGTTTCCCCATGGGCAATCAAGCTCGATAGTACGGCCAGTATCGCCGCCAGCAGTGTATATGTGCTCATCATCGACTACTAGTGTTACTCGACTAATTCGGTTCAGTGGTTGTGCAAATTCCAGCTCTGATGTCCGTGTACCCACATATAATTTATCCAATTAGTATTCTCACTCCTCCAAAAGTTATTGCATCACCATATTCTGTTACCAAATAATACGTCTCTGGCGGTATATCACCATATTTTAGTAATAGTAATTCACCCTTATCGGTTATTATCCAACTGCCTGCATTGGCGATAGCCATAAACTCAAGGACCTCAGTCATGGTCAATTCTGTATCCTCATATACCGGATACTCAACCGGAAAAGCATTGTCTAAAACTGTCCGGCTGTCCAACGCAGTCCCTATACGTGAAGCTATGTCTCGAGCCGCTGTATAAGGATTCATTGGCCAGTCTGACATATTATAATCCGCAGTGAGCCATACTTCGTTTGCTTTTAGCATAGAGTCAAAACCGTGTATGGTAAGTGTTCCTGTGTGCTTATCCACAGAACGTGTAGATATAAAAAACACACCTTTTGGCAGCCACTCTGATACCATCTCTCCCAATACAAGCCGAACAAATATTTCCATTTTTGCCTGACGGGGAATATTTCCCGGATCACGTATAACAACATCTATCTGCCGCGAAGCACAGTATCCTATCCCCGGCCTGTCAAATACACCGCCGGACACAGACATTGACACAAGCTGGTCCATACCATAGTCTGCGCCGGCTATTCGCACCTTGACATCTTTCTCGTGCAGCTGGTTTTCCAGTATTGTTTTGTACAAATGACTTGTATTGTGCATTATTAAAGCTCCCTAAGTTGAATTGCGCCACCCTTATATCTGCGCTTACCGTCTACAGATAGGAGAGCAAATGTAGTCTCTATGTTGCTTGTTACACGCATTTTCCGCGTTTCGTCTCTGTTTGCGAATGGATTTGTAAACGACGCATAAAATACAAAATCCGACAACGCCGAGTATACTGTTTTGCTTTCCTCTTCGGTCATAGGCAGCAGTGAAAATGTCAGTATAGTCTTTGATGTGCGTGGATACGGATATTCAGTATCATCGAGCGTAGTAATGACTTTACGATATTTGTTTTCCTCAGTCACTTTGTATGTAGACACATGGTTGTGCAGGTCCAGACCATTTACATTGAGTGTTATATTCATGCCATTCCATACGCCCTTTCACGGTTTTTCAGACTTGTTGCCAACTCTTTTATGACTTTGTTATCAAGTACAAGCTGTATGATTACCGGTGTTTCATGAACATCTTGTGATGTATAGCTGCTTCTGGCTGATACAGACATTTCTCTGCCGGCAATATTCATACCCAAACCAGCTGTGGACACAATACTGCTTGTGTACTCAAGCTGCGGCATACTGCTATCAAAAGCGGCCTGCACACGGTCGCTCATTTTATATATTGAATCCAGCACTGACCTCTGGCTATTCTGAACACCCACAGCAATACCCTCACCGATGTTTACGCCGATAATGTCACGAAACTTTGTTGACGGTGAATGAATACCTAATGCACTCTTAGCGGCGCTAAGCGCGTTGGACGCTGCGTTTGATACCGACCATGCAAGCTCCCGTGCACGAGCATGTACGCCGTACGACATACCGTCTACAATGTTTGTTCCAACGGAATACCAATCCTGAGCGTTTGCGCCCTCTTTGGCGTTTACAATACCTTTAACAACAGCGCCTTCCATTTTGCTAAAGTTGTCCATCACCGATATGAGCGCTGCTATAGTTTTCTGGGCAATAAAGTTTGCCATTTCATTCCATTTTATTTGGTTTGTACTGCTTGCAGACGTAAGCTCTGAATCCATAACATCAATCATATCAGCGTAATTGTCTACTGTAGTGTTGTACATTGAATTAGTTGTATACGTTGAATCAGCAAGCATATCTTCCCAGTTAAGCGCACTTGTATTGTTTGCCACTGTCATTTCTTTATCTATAGCTCTGCTCATGAGTGAAAATCCTGTTGATACAGAGTCTAACATGCCGCTTGTTTTTTCAGAGGTTGTGCCATACATTGCGTCAAGATTAAATATTGTACTTGTATTGGCTCCGCTCCATGTTGTATCTATGGTGTTTCCGATATCACCGAATGTGGTTGACGTATCGGTATTGAGGCCATTGTATACACCGTTGATGTAATTCTGTGTTTCGTCAAGATGCCGTTGGGTGGAGTCTTGAACACCAGACCATGTTTTCTCCATGGTTTGTTCCACTTCGTTGCCTGATTCTTTCGACTTACCTGTAATCCAGTCCCAGATTTTTCCGATTCCTTTGGTGAAGAATTCTTTGATACCGTTTATCACAGCTCCAAATATCTTTGGTATTGATTTAATGAGTTCTGGTATTGATTTGACAAGTCCCTCGCCCAACGCTACGATTATTTTTAACCCAGCAATTAATATCAGCGGCAAAGCATTTATTATACCTTGTATAATATTTGTGATTATTTGAGGTGCATAAGCTATCAGTATTGGTACTGCGTTTACTAACCCCTGTATTAAGCCCACAATGATTTGTATTGCTGCATTAATAAGATTACCTATAGCTGATGGACTGGTGAGTGTTTGGACTATCTGCATGATAATTTCAACAATCGTTGGTATAAGCTCTGGCAATGCGTCCGCAATACCAAGGGCAAGAGTTGTAATTATCTGCATCGCTGCTTCTACAATCTTTGGCAGGTTTTCGACAATAAAATAACCCAGCATAAGAATTATTTGCAGCGCAGCGTCTGACAGTGATGGCAATACGCTTACGATTCCGTCCATGATAGTCTGTAAAAGCGTTACACCTGTTTCAAGCAGCGTTGGCAGAAAAGAATTTATTACCTCCGGCAGCTTTTCAGCGATTATAGGCGCAACTGCTTCAACAGCGCTTCCAATACCCTCCATAATCTGCTGGATACACGGTACAACATTATCCATATCAGTAAAAATACTGCCTACAAGGTTACCAACAAGCTCTTCAAAGTTTGCGTTTTCGTCAGCAATACCTGTTACAAGATTGCTCCACGCTGATTTCATGGATGAAACACTGCCTTGAATGGTGGTACTTGCTTCCGACGCAGCAGTACCCGTAATACCCATTTCAGTCTGAATAATATGTATTGCTTCGGTCACATCTGCAAAACTGTCAATTGACAGGTCTGCCATTTCTCCATTTGCTTCTTTTACTCGGTTTGCATCTGCAATAAGACGTTCCATTTCCTCTTTTGTGCCGCCATAGCCGAGCTTAAGGTTATCCAGCATAGTATAGTTTTGCTTAGCAAACCCCTGATAGGCGTTTTGTACGCTTTCCATACTGGAACCCATTTTATTGGCGTTGTCAGACATGTCGGTAATAGCCAAATCAGCATATTGCGCTGCCGCCTCTGTATCACCACCTAAGCTTTGCAGTAGACTTGCCGAAAAGCTTGTAACTGTTTCCATGTATTCATTTGCAGACAGTCCAGCGGTCTTATATGCATTGTTGGCATTGTTCATGACAGCATTCTGTGAACGAATAAGCGTATCATATTCGCTTTGTACTTCTGCTACGCTTTTTCCAACAGACTCGGCATATTCTTGAACTGATGTTGATTCCGTACCAAATAGCGTCTTCACACCGCCTATAAGCTGTTCATAATTAGAATATTCGTCAAGGGAAGTTTTTGTAAGCTCCGCTATGGCAGTCGTTACCGAACCAATCGCCTCTGCGCTAACTTTTGCCGCCGCTACAAATCCGGTTTTGAAAAGCTCGGCAAACTTTGAAATTTTTCCAGAAGATTCTTCTGATTTTTTTCCAGATTTATTTACACTCTCCGAATATTCCTCAAGTGCATTTTTTGAATTTGCCGCTTCTTTTTCTGCCTCGTTAAGCTGCGCTGCAAGTTCTTTCGTCTTGTCAGACGTTGAACCGCTTTCTTTGGCCGATTTGTTAAATTCTTCTGTCAGCGCTTGCACCTTTGCTTTTGACTCTTCATAATTAGATGCCAAAATGGCTATTTTATTTCTTTGTGTTTCTATAGCAGTTGTAGCATCTGATATTTTGCTTTTAAGTGTTTCAATCGGATGCCTAATTGCTTCTGTTTTCTCCACAAATCCATTCATAACATTTTTTGCTGTATCAATCGGATGTGATATGGCATTAAAGAGTTTTTGCACATTTGCAAGAGGAGATGACAATGAGTCGATAGCTTTTTTTACATTTTCAGACTCTGATTTTGCTTTCTCCAGACCATTTTCGTAATCACTACTATCTAATTTTATCTTGGCGTACAACTCAAAAACGTCCAACTATTTCACCTCCCCCAACCGAATTTTTGAGACAGTTCTCTGTCTATTTCTTCACCGGTACGCATATCCTTCGCTTTTGGGACTATCCAGTCCAGATACCGGTCGCAGCCTCCGCCGATTATTCCGCGCAGCGCGTCAGTAACGTAAACACAATAAGCCAAAGACTTTTGCTCCTGCCTGAATCGGGCGTAACAATAGCTCACAAAAGCATTTACACTTTTTGGACCTCTGTATTCTCCGACGCAGAGCCAGAGGAGGTCACAGTCTGTCTCTGCAATCCGAAAAGCTCCAGAAACTCTGGGTCTGATACCATATTCAGCGCATCAGCCAGAACCGTTGCAGCTGTGCAATGATACTCCGCCGGGTCCTTATCGTCCAAAATCGCAAGCAGCTCTTTAACGTCTGCCGGATTGTTGAGCAGCATCGCACTTACAAACTCTGCAACACTTTTATCTTTTGCTTCGGCATTTTTAGCGCTTGATGCAATCCGTCCTATAGGCGCAAGCAGTTTCGCCACTACCTCAATGCCTTTTTCATCCTTAAAGTCAGATAATCTCATCTACGCCGCTCTCCTCTTCATTGATTTCTGTGCTGACAATCGTTATCTCATACGGTACAATATCTTGTTTTGACATTGAATAATGTCCGGTAAACTCAAAGGCAAACTGTCCCTTTGCTTTATCGGTGCTCTTAAGTTGAAATCCGCCGGTAGAAAGCGCATTCATAATTTTAATAAGCACATAACCTCCATCGGTTGCTCCGTAATCTCCTACCCAATAAAGGTCTTGAAAATCTTCCAACGCCAGGTCTCGCCGTGGTATTATCTTATTCGGGTCTGTTGTTGAAACGTCGGCCGCTCCAACAAGCTGTTTACACGCCGCGGTGTTTATCGTTACAAACGTGCCGGATAGTTTTACTTCTACGTCATCCTGACGTTTAAGCTCCAATGTATTTTTTGGGCAGTTGTCAATATCCTCACCGTAATCTGAATATGTAGGTGTAGCAGTAAAGTTTATGCCGCCCGTTGTAGCCCCTAATTTGTCACCCTCTACAGGTGCTGTTTCTGGGTCGAATTTTTTCAGCAGCATACCTGCATTTATCTGAAGCTGCTGAAATGTTGAAATTGGTATCTGTGTATACTTCATATTTTTACTCCTTTTAATTAAATGTCATATACTCAGCCGTCACATTTATGTAACGGCGTTTTATGTTTTTATCTGTTTCGTCGGTGAGGCTTTGGCACCATGGAGAGCCCCGTTTCAGCCATATAAGGCCCTCGTCGCAGTGCAGAATTTTGCCTCCATGGCCTATAGCGCAGCTCAATTCCTCAGCTTTTGCATTTGGTATTGCTTCGCTCTCTGTGTAAAACCACATGTTTACTGTCAGCCCCACTTCCCCGCCATCCCACGCGCTGGTGATAAGCTCATAGGTCAGGTATGGCAGAATGGCGTCCTCCGGGACACTGGCATCAGTATAGGCAGTCATACCGAAGGAGGAAAAGAACTTATGGAGCGCTGCGGCTTTGGTCATCGCGGCAGCTCCCATTCCTCTGCCGTTACCTGAGAAAACTGGAATGATAACCGCTTTGGTGTCTGCACATCTTCTCCATCGCTGGTAACGCGGAAAATTTTGCCGTCTGCCTGGCGACGGAATACGTCATGGTATTCCAGTTTAACGTTTGGTTGGCAAGTTACGGTATATATGCTGGTAACGCCTTGCTTCTCCGCTGTACGCGCCTGCATAGACTGGTCGCAAACCACCGCGGCGTTAAACTCCGCACTATCCACCCAACTGGTGATAAAGCCTCCCTCGCCATCCGGAACACGCTTTTTCTCAATCATTTGGCATGGTTCCATGTACTCTTGTAAAAGATTCATCTCATATCTCCCTCAACTTTCTGTATGAGTTCAGCCTTAATCGGAAAACATTCTGCCATCCGTTTACGCCTTCACTTTTTGTTGAACCTCCAGATTTTGAATAGCTGTAGCCGCCAAAGCTCTCACTGGTGTAGGGACTTGAAACTACAGTGCCGTATTGTTTCTGCCACGCTGAGATTTCCTCAGCCAGCTCCACCACTGCTTTCGGCACTGCCAGAATCCAGATAGCTCCCTTAAACTCTTCGTCGGTCATCGCTTCCATTGCCGGGCCGTATTGGTGCAAGCCGTCATTATATACACTGCCTACAATACGGAAATACTGGCCGTCACGGAGAAAAGGCAGTATGAGCTTGCCATTCTCTATGATATATGTACCGTGATGGATTCCGTCAAAATCGTCACGCACACGAAACCAGTTGTGTATTTCGCCTAAAACCTGTTCAAGCATCACACTCCCCTCCTTCCTTACTTATTGGTCGCACGGGCCTTCGCTGCCTAGAGTAATACCGGGTGGTTTCCATACTTGGCCTGCCTTCTGCATCGCCTAATATGCTATCTTTTCAAATCATTTGTTTCACTCCTTCCTCAGTAAGGTCTTTTAGCTGACTCGCAGAAAATGAAGCTTTTGTCGGTCTGAGCAGTTTTAGCAGTATCCGACAATCTTAAAACTGTATCCTTCAACTCCCGCTTCAATCACGGTGTGGTTGTTAGCAGGGTGAATGGCGCTGGGTTTACCTAAATAAAAAAGGAGCCAAACATCAGACAATGCCTGACGCTTGACTCCTCTTAGTCCTTCCGGC